TCACTCTTTGGAAGGCCCGCCGCCCGGCGGGCCTTCTTCGTTCCGGCCTCCCGGGAATGGCGGCAGATGCCCGGCCTTCGCGGCATTTCCTCTCGCCGTCGCCACCGGGTACTTCGCCGCATTCAGAATCATCTTTTCACGCGCCGCGGCAACCAGGTCAACGTCAAGCCTGTCGGCAAGCTGGACCAGGTAGAGCAGCACGTCCGCCATCTCCAGCCGGACTTCCGTCCTTGCCCGCTCGCCCAGTTCCTCCGCGACTCCGGCCTTCAGCCACTGGAAATGCTCCAGCAATTCCGCGGCCTCGACCGAGAGCGCGCAGGCGAGATTCTTCGGCGTGTGAAACTGCTCCCAGTCACGCTCATTCGCGAACTGGCGCAGGGCGTTGCGGAGTTGGATCAGGTCGTTCATGGGGTTTCGCACCATCGATGGAAAACAGGCAGGGAACAACGGAGAAAAAGCGGGCAGAAATACAAAAGCCGGCGTGGAAGCCGGCTTGACTGGAATTCTGGTGGACGGTACAGGGATTGAACCTGTGACCCCTGCCGTGTGAAGGAAAAACCGGTTATCCACTCACGTCCATCGACGTATTATATAGGTATAAAAATCAGAGAGTTAGAGCATTCCGGTCCTTGAATGTCTATACTTGATCGCTGCGGAACTAGTCCACCAGAAGTCCACAGCTCATGAAGGCAAAAATCACAAGGGAATTGCTCCGAGACTTTCAGCCTACCGACAAGGTGATCGACATCGCTGACTCGGAGGTAAAAGGCTTTACCGTTCGAATTACGCCCAGCGGGGCAAAAAACTACGGCATCCGCTATACCGGAAAGGACGGCCGGCAAGTCCGGTTCTCGCTCAACAAGAACTTTCCGACGACTACGGTCAGCGACGCGCGGGAGGAAGCGCGCATCCTGCTGGGCCGAATAGCGGCCGGCGCCGATCCAGCCGAGGAGAAAAAGGCCCGGATCCGCGGAAAGCTCACCCTCTTCTCCTTTATCAATGGCGACTATGGCGATCACCTGCGCGCGCATAACCGCACGGGGGAAGCGATCATTGACCGCCTCAAGGCACTTTTCGCCGAGTATGGCGATAGACCGCTGACCGACTTTGACGTCAGGCTGATCGACAAATGGCGGGCCGCCAGGATCAAAGATGGCCGGAAGGCGTCGACCGTCAATCGAGACCTTAATGACCTCAAGTCGCTTTTCTCGCGCGCGGTGGACTGGCGCCTTATTCCGGAGCACCCTCTTCTCTCGATCAAGCGCATGGATGAATCCGGCGGCAAGATTGTTCGGTTCTTGTCCGACTCTGAAGAATCGCGCCTGCGCTTGGCACTGAATGAGCGGGAAAAGCGCGATCGGGACGGGAGAACCAGGGCGAACGCTTGGCGCGCCACCCGGGGCTATGAGCTACTGCCAAATGTTGAAGAAAATCAATTTGTCGACCATCTGAAGCCGGCCGTGCTTCTGTCGCTTAATACCGGGATCCGCCAGGGGGAGCTGCTCTCACTGCGCTGGGCCGACATCGATCTCGATCTTGCCATCTTGACCGTGCGGGATGAAACAGCAAAGAGCAACAAGACCCGGCACTTGCCACTGAACGATGAAGCCAAGTCCGCACTGGTTCAATGGAAGTCCCAGCACCGAAGCACAGAGTTGGTCTTCCCGGGCCGGGATGGAAGCCGCATGACCGAGGTTAAGACCGCTTGGGGGAAGCTGCTAAAGAAGGCTGAAATAGAGAACTTCCGCTGGCATGACATGAGACATCACTTCGCTTCGCGCCTGGTCATGGCCGGAGTGGATCTGAACACCGTCCGGGAGCTGCTCGGGCACTCGGACATCAAAATGACGCTCCGCTATGCGCACTTGGCGCCGGAGCACAAGGCGGCCGCAGTACAAAAACTGATGAGGACAGCAGCATGATCGAACAGAAGAATGGATTTACTTTTGTAGAAGGACAGCGCGTCTTTTCCGTTACACCGGACGAGATCAGATGGCGCATGCGCGAAACTTGGCTAGATGACATTAGGAATGGACACAACATTATGGTCGACGTCATCCTGCCATACCTCGAGAGAGAAGCTGTGAGTAGGTTGAGCAAGGAAAACTCCGTCTTTAAGGACGGCGCTCCCAGTATTCGCGACGGATACGAAGACTGGCGGATGTGGTGGCTAAACGAAGCATCGCAAAATTGCATAACGCATTCACCTGTGGGACTAGCCGGCGAGCATCTCTCTCCCATTGGACAAACCGCCGTCAATATCATCATGGCGACGTCAGCACTTCGAGAGGCGCTTTCGAGTAGTAAGGCGGAGGAAGCCGCCGCAATCAGCATGCTCCTTATTTGTGAAGCAATCGCTGGCGGCTACTCAATCGAAATGGAGTCCGCAAAAATTTTCGCAGACGCCGCCAAGGAAGCGAAGAAACAAGCCTATGAATCAGGCGCTGGGAAAAGCCATCGTGACCTTCAGCTCGCACGTCGAGCGGCCGTCGATTATGCGAAACGAGCGTGGGTAGAGAAACCAGACACGCGGATCGGTGAGATGGCCGACCAGATCCTTGAACGCCTCAAGCAAAATAAACACAAGCTGACTTCTCTCGAATCATTTCCAAAGCCGGACACTATCAAGACTTGGCTACGTGAGGCTGGCGCGGCCGGGACGCTGGCTATTCCAGAAGCAGCCCAAAAGCGAGGTAGAAGCAAAGCTAATTAATATCTTTCCGCAGCGGACAAATATTTGTTCGCCACGGAAAAATATTTGTCCGCAACGTATCCAAATTTTTTAATTCAGCCGCAATTTATAAAGTCCTTGTCACGCCACTGGTGATAGTGGTGTTCACGAAACTACAGACAAGGAATTTAGATGAGCATCCAATCCAATTTCGAACACGACAAGCGCATCCATAGCAAGCCTGCCTTTACCGTAGCGGAGTTCTGCTACGAACATGGCAACATCTCCCGCAGCTTTTTTCACAAGCTGGTCAACGAAGGCAAAGGGCCCCGCCTGATGAAAGTCGGCCGCCGGACCTTGATTAGTACCGAGGCCGCCGCAGACTGGCGCGCGCAAATGGAAGCCCAGACGAACCAGACCACCGTGGAGGGTTGAGCCATGGATCTGGAAAAAGAAAAAAGCGCGTTGCCCCGCCAAGAGAACGCGCTTTCGAATACACAGCCCGCGCAGAATACCAAAGAAGGTCACATCCTGGCAATTATGCGCGCCGGCCAGAGCTTGAACCGCTTCGAGGCCGAGCGCCTGGGCGACCATTGCCTCCACTCAACGATCTCAAGCTTGCGCGCCAAAGGCTACCAGTTCCATGATGACTGGGAATGGGTGCGGACCCGCTTCGGCCGCGAGGTTCACGTCAAGCGCTATCGCTATATCGGGATGGGCGCATGAGTACAGCTATTGACTCCGGTTTACTGCGGGCGTATGCTTTCCCCGTTGCTGATAAAGAGGCAACCGGGTTTGGAAGCCCGAATTACTCGAGGCGGACAACCGCCACCAGGCGGTATTTTTTCGTCCGTACCATGCTGCGCCTTCAATGGGCGGCGGTGGTGGGGAGGCTTCGGCCTGCCGGTTTCCTTGAGTACCGGTCTTCCAACCCTGCCATCTGCCGCCCCCCCTCGTTTGGAAGCGAGGCGGCGGTTCAACCGCTACTCAAGGAGGCTCGCATGCCTGGCTCAGACTCGTCCAATCGCCCACCCAAAGCCTTATTCCAATCCTTTTCCTGGCACGTCAACGGCGGCCATGATCCGGCCGAAGATCTAGCAGAGCTCGCCCACGATGTCGGCAAAGGGATTGCAGTCATCCTTGATCTGATCGAGGACAGCATCCTCAGCGAAGACAATGAAGATTCTCCCATTCTTGACCATGTTCACCGAGCCGCGTTGAACCGCATGGCGCTGGCTTCCGCCAGAATGCTGACCGAAACTGCCGGCCGCGTCATCGATCGCAACAACAACGAGGAATTGAGGCGGCAAAAAAAGGGGAAGACTCAATGAGCGCCCTCCCTTCCCGATCTAAGTGTTCCGGCCGCGGTTCCAGCTGGACACCTCAAACAGGGCGTTTGAGCGATGACCAAACGCCGACATAAGGACGCCAAGCAAAAGCGCGATGGTGGCGGCTTTATAGCCGTTCCCTTGAGCGTTTTGGATTGTCCGGCCTATCTTGCTCTTTCTCCAGGCGCGGTAAAGCTCTTATGGGATATCGCTTCCCAGCTTAGGGGCGATAACAACGGGCGGCTTTACTGTGCTTGGGTCGTCATGTCGGCTCGCGGCTGGCATTCTCAAACCACGTTGATGAAGGCCAAGTCCGAGCTGCTCGAGTCCGGCCTTCTCTTTGAGACTCGCAAGGGAGCGCGTCCAAACAAGGCGGCCTGGTATGCCGTTACCTGGTTGGCATTGGATGAAATCGACGGGATGGACGTCAAGCCAACAGCATTTCCGCGCGGTGCTTACCGGCATCTGAAAATCGCAAGTCTTACTCCAGTTTCTGGAGTAGCAGCCGCAGCATAGCTCCAGTTTCTGGAGTAGAGAGAGCGTCTACTACTCCAGTTTCTGGAGCAATAGGACCCCTTTTTACCCTTCTCTCTACTCCAGAAACTGGAGCGTTATCTAGAAATACCATCTACCCACCGCATTTGATCGATCACCGGGGGACAAGATGAGAGCAGATTCTCGATGAAGGCACTGAACGTCGTTCCAAAGGCACTGAACCTGACGACATGAGGCACTGAACGTCGTTCACCCCTAAGGCAGCTGTCATAGGCTTACCGCCCTGGAGGAACAGGCCCAAAATTGGAAGGGTTCCGAAAACGGGCCTGTTCCGTTTTTGGGCTCCTTTGCCTCAGGAACAAGTAACCGTTACGGAACCGTTGCTGAGCCGTTACGCGAATCTTCAGGAACGGTTCTCTGCCCCTTCCAAGCCCCTCCGGAGACCCTTCGATGATCCTCGCGAGGGCTCGCGAAAGCTCGCGCAAAACAAGGGCATTTCACCGAGCTGTTCTCCTCTGTTCACCATAGTTTTATCTTTCCTGACTTCAACCCTTCGGGTTTTTCCATTGCTATAACGAGCGAGATTCACCCTTTCCCCTTTGCAAAGGAATCCAAATGACTCTCCAAGAAATTCGTGAAAAAAAGGCCGCCAAAGTGGCGGAGATGCGCTCCCTCCTAGCGAAAGCCGAAACCGAAAAACGCAGCCTAAGCGCTGACGAGTCCTCCAAGTTTGATGCCCTGAAGGCAGAGATCACTGGTTTGGAAGCCGACGAGCAGCGAGCCATGTTCATGGCTGAGACTGAGCGCCGCATGCAAGGTGCTCCGGTAGAACGCCAGCAAGTCGATCTGGAAAGCCGGGTCTCCCTGCTGGACGTTCTCAAAGCGGGCATGGAAGGCCGCAGCCTGACCGGCGCCGCCTTGGAGTACTCGCAAGAGACCGAGCGCCGCACCGGCCGCAAAGCCTCCGGCATGTTCGTGCCGCTGTCCTTGCTGGAGCGCCGCGTCAACCTGACCAGCACAGCAAGCCAAGTGGTCGCCACTGACCTGCGCGCCGACCAGTTCATCGAGCCCTTCCGAAATAAGCTGCTCGCCCGCCAGCTGGGCGCCCGCGTGCTCACCGGCCTCACCGGCAACGTCGATATCCCGGCGTATGGTTCCGGCGTTACCTCTGGCTGGGTTGCCGAAAATGGCGCGCTCTCCGCCTCAGACATGACCTTCGCGAAGAAGTCGCTCGCCCCAAAGCATGTTGGCGCTCTGTCCGAGATGTCCCGCCAGCTTATCCAGCAATCGTCCCCAGCGATCGAGCAGCTCCTGCGCGACGATATGAGCTTCGCCCTGGCGCAAGCGCTCGACACGGCCATGATTAACGGCGGCGGCTCGAACCAGCCAACCGGCATCCTGCCGACTGTAGGCATTCAGACCGCGAGCCTCGCGACGTTGGACTGGGCCGGCATCAATGCCATGCTCCAAAAGCTGGAACTGTCCAACGCCACTGCTAATGCCTGGCTTACTCATCCGCAGGTGGCAACCAAGCTGCGCACTACCCTGAAGTCGGCAACGGCCGGCGCGCAATACCTGGTTGAAGGCGGCTTGATGGCTGAGCTGGGCGTGAGTGTCACGAACCAGGTGCCGGTCAAGACTGGCTCGCCGAACAAGGGCCGGCTCATTCTGGGCGACTTCTCACAAGTCATTCTGGGCCTCTGGTCCGAGCTGGATATCCTGGTCAACCCGTTTGACTCGACCGCCTACGCGCGCGGCGGCGTGCTGGTGCGCGCGATGGCAACAGCCGATATCGTGATTCGTCACCCTGAAGCCTTCGTGGTCGCCGACGACATCGCCATCAGCTAATGGAGGGTGCGGAGATGACCAATACTTTCGAGATACGATCGGGCGGAAGTCTCCGCACCAACTCCACCGGCAAGCTGACCGGCTATGCCGCAGTCTACAACTCCGAGAGCCGCGATCTGGGCGGCTTTGTCGAGATCATCCGGCGCGGCGCATTCGATGCGTCGCTGAAATCCGGCGTCAACATCCGAGCGCTGTGGCAGCACGACGGCAAGGCGCTGCTCGGTACCACTCAGGCCGGCACGCTTCGGCTGATCGAGGATCCCAAAGGCCTTGCCTTCGAGCTTGACCTGCCCAGCACTTCCACCGGCAAGGACCTCTCCATCCTGGTCGACCGCGGCGACGTGGCCGGCTGCTCTTTCGGCTTTCGTGTCCGCGAGAACGGCGACCGCTGGGAGGAGCGAGGAACTTCCCTGGTGCGCGAGCTGCTGGACGTTGATCTGATCGAAATCACGCTGACCGACGACCCGGCCTACATGGACACCAGCATTGCAAAGCGCAGCATGCCGCAGCTCGCTGGTGCCCGCAGCCTCCATGCCCTTTGGCTCGATACCCTATGAACATCATTCAGCGAATCTTCAACCGCATCGAGCGCCGCTCGGAGGACCTATCTTGGCGAGGGGCGGCAATCCTGCGTGGAGGCGGCGGCGCACCAGGGCAGGCGGAAAGCCTGTCGACCGTCTACGCCTGCGTCTCCGCTATCTCCGAGACCATCGCCTCCCTGCCGTTGATCCTCTACCGCAAAACCGACGATGACGGCCGAGACCGGGCCGACGATCATCCGCTTTACAAGGTACTTCACGACTCGCCGAATGACTTGCAAAGCGCTCTGGAATTCCGCGAGCTGATGCAAGCGTCTGTGCTCTTGCGTGGCAATGCCTATGCCGAGATCCTGCGAGGGTATGACGGCCAGGTGCGCACGCTGCTCCCGATTCCCGCTGACCGAGTCACGGTCCTCCAGCTGGACAACGGCCGCCTTGCCTATGACGTGTCAGACCTCAAGGGCAATAAGCGCCGACTGATCCAAGAGGAAGTCTTCCACCTGCGCCACCGCTCCGACAATGGAAAGGTGGGCGTCTCTCCGATTACCGCCAGCCGCGAGACGGTACAGCTTGCACTCGCTGAGCGTGACCATGGCAATAGCACATTCCTCAACGGTACACGCCTGTCTGGCTTGCTCAAGTTCCCCGGCAAGCTCAACGCAGAACAGAAGACCACGATCGGCCAGCACTGGCAAAGCCAGTACGGCAGCGGCGCCAATGCTGGAAAGACTGCTGTGTTGGATCAAGGCTTGGACTATCAGACCGTCTCGATGAGCATGGAGGATGCGCAATGGCTCGAAGCACGTCAGTTCTCTGTGGAGGAAATCGCGCGCCTGTTCCGAGTACCTCCGACCATCATCGGGGATCTGAGACACGGCAACTACAGCAACAGCGTGGAGATGGGTCGCATCTTTGTGGTCCACACCCTGCGGCGCCATCTGGCCATGTGGGAGCAGGCGATCAGCCGCATGCTACTGACCGAAGCCGGACGGCGTATCTACTTCGCCGAGCATAACGTTGAAGGCCTCCTGAGAGGCGACAGCAACAACCGAGCGGATTTTTACGCAAAGGGCATAGCCGATGGCTGGCTCACCGTGGATGAGGTCCGCAAGTTCGAGAACCTGCCCAAGCTCAAAGCCGATGACAAGCCCAAAGCGCCCCAAGCTCCAGACCCTCAAGCCCCGGCTCCAGGAACTCAACCCGATGACGGCAAGGGGGATCCAGGTGCTCAAGACCCCAAGCAGGACCCAAAGCAAGTACCCAAGCAAGACCCTAAAGCAGCGACAGCTTGAGACCGGCCGCACGCTGGCACTCGATGGCGCGGCGTGGCGCAAGCTGCGCGCCTCAGTGCTGGCGGCGCAGCCGCTTTGTGCTGATTGCCAGCGCCTGGGACTGACCGTGCCGGCTAGTGAGGTTGACCACGTCGACAACGATCCGACGAACAACGAGCGATCGAACCTGATGGGGCTTTGTAAGCCTTGCCATTCGTCCAAGACCCAGCGGCATGAGTACTTCAAGCGAACGGGAAAGGTGCTGGCGATGAAGGGATGCGATGCGGATGGGATTCCGATTGACCCTGACCATCCTTGGCGAAAGGCAAAAATCACCAAGACCTCAGCCGCCTAAACCGCCCTGTTCCCCTCATTCATACGCTAACCGTAAATATCCACCATGAAAGTGACACCCAAGCGACGCAGATCCGACTCCGCGGCGGCGGCTGTGAAAGCCGCTCAGGCCGCTTCCATGGGCCCTTTGGCTCCTCCGCCTCATGTCACCCTTCGACCGGGCGACAAACCGTTCTGGGATGCGATTGTGACGGCCCGCGCGCGGGATACTTGGACCGTTTCTGATCTCGCTATAGCGGCGAATCTGGCCCGCAGCCAGGCCGACATCGAGCGCCTCCAGGCGGAGGTCGATATCGAGGGCTTTACTATCCCTTCCGGCAATGGCGTGCCCATCGTCAACCCAAAGCACAAGCTCCTAGAGACGCTTTCCCGACGTGCTGTGTCTTTGGCGCGCATGCTCCACGTTCACGCGCAAGCGACTGTTGGACGCTCCGAAGATGCTTCCAAGGGCCTTCAGCTCGAGAAGGCCGCCAAGGTCGACGATGACGACCTTATCCCGACTATCCGCCTGGTGAAGTAATGAGCCGCGCCGAGAAAGTCATCCGGTTTATCGAGAGCTACTGCCTGACGCCTGACGGCGCGCATGTGGGCAAGCCGCTGGTGCTGGCTGACTTTCAGAAGGACTTCATCCGCGCAGTCTATGACAACCCGGCCGGCACCAGGCGAGCATATCTGTCCATCTCGCGGAAGAACGGCAAGTCCGGTCTCGTGGCCGGCCTGCTGCTGGCGCACCTGGTAGGACCGGAAGCCAAGCTGAACAGCCAGATCGTCTCTGGCGCCATGAGCCGCGACCAGGCGGCGCTGGTCTTTAATCTGGCGTCCAAGATGGTCCAGCTCTCGCCGAAGCTCTCCAAGATCGTGCGCATCGTCCCCAGCGGCAAGCGCCTGCTTGGTCTGCCAATGAATACCGAATACCGGGCGCTGGCGGCGGACGGCAAGACGGCGCATGGCCTGTCTCCCGTGCTGGCGCTGCTCGACGAGACCGGCCAGGTGCGCGGTCCTCAAGATGACTTCATTGACGCAATCACGACCAGCCAGGGAGCGCACGTGGCGCCGCTGCTGATCGCGATCTCCACGCAGGCCGCCAGCGACGCCGACCTGTTCTCGGTCTGGATTGACGATGCTCTCCAGTCCAATGATCCGCGGATCGTCTGTCACCTTTACGCAGCGCCGGCCGGCTGCGACCTGATGGACCAGAAGGCATGGAAGGCGGCGAACCCAGCGCTCGGGATTTTCCGCAGCGAGGATGACTTGCGGGAGCAACTGGGGCAGGCCCAGCGCATGCCCTCGATGGAGAACACGGCGCGCAACCTGCTGCTCAACCAACGCGTGGCCACCGAGTCGCCATTCATCTCGCCTGACGTCTGGAGGGCATGTGACGAGGAGCCGCTACCGTTCGATGACGACTGCCCGGTCTATGCCGGCCTGGACCTGTCTGCCCGTACCGACTTGACGGCCCTGGTGCTGATCGGGAAGGTGGAGGACGTCTGGCAAGTTCAACCCTATTTTTGGACCCCATCGCAAGGTCTGATGGATCGCGCGCGCCGCGACCGCGCCCCATACGACGTCTGGCATGCTCAGGGATTCTTGCGCACCACGCCTGGCGCCACTGTGGATTATGAGCATGTAGCGCATGACATCGTGACCATTGTGGCTGACCTAAACCTCCAGGCGATCGCCTACGACCGCTGGCGCATCGATGTGCTGCGCAAGGAGCTGGAGCGGATCGGCGTGGATCTGCCCCTGGTGGAGTGGGGGCAAGGGTACAAGGACAGCGCGCCCGCGCTCGACGCCCTGGAGGCGGAGCTGCTGAACGGCCGTGTCGCCCATGGCATGCATCCTGTCCTGTCCATGTGCGCGGCCAATGCGGTAGTGACCAAGGATCCGGCTGGATCCCGTAAGCTGGACAAGAGCCGCACGACCGGGCGCATAGACGGCCTCCAGGCCATGGCGCAGGCCTTCGGCATCGCAGCAAGGACGGATGAGAATGCCAACGTCCTGACCGGAGACGGCATCTTGTTTGTGTGACAGAAAGCGAGGGAGAGCACCCCTGCTCGCGCATAGTGCTCCTGGGATTAGTCGGCCAGTGCCCAGAAAGTAAAACCCCGACAGCCGGCGGCAGGTTCCTTTCAGGCCTAGTCCTCCCTCCTGCGCGGCCGGCACCTATTCAATGATGGATTTGCCCCCCACAAAGTTATTTACGGGGCGATTGGCCTTGGGCAGTTTGGCCGCCAGTATTACCAGAACTAGGCAGGTTTATGACTTCCATTGGGATTGCTTGCTGCCGGTTTAGAACTCGAGCCAAGCCAGTGCGTATGACCTCATTCTCCTGTTCGATACGTCCGTGGGCAACGGGGCTATACATTTGCCTCCGCAGGTCTACCGGATCGAAATCGTAATTTTGCTCAATCGCAATGGCTCCGAGCAGCGCGTAGAACTTGTCCTCGCGTGCTTCAACAATTCTAACGATCTGACTTTCATTGAGTGACGGATCATTCACATCGAGCACGTCGAAATAATCCCGCCAGGCACGATAAACAGCTTTTTCCTTCGAAGTTTGCCAACGGAAACGGAAAAAATTGGTCCCATAGAACGCGATGCTGATCATATTCAAAGCTTGAACATGTTCCGCCGACAGCCTCGCGGCCCGCGTCGCCATCAAAGTTTGAAAGATCCGATCCTTTACCGCATGCTTCGCTCGGGCAGCTTCAATCCATTTTTGGGCCTGAACGGCGAGAATTGGCCCGGCAAGTGTTGACCATATCACTAACCACTCTGCCGTTTTGATGCCTTGATCGATCTCACCCGCCAT